GTGGAATCACCCTTCAAAAAAAGACCCGCGTTGCTCAAGACAAATTCATCCGGCATCTTATCTTGCTTCGAAAAGTTGCATCGACGACAAGCTGCGACAAGATTCTCGGGATCATCGCTGCCACCCTTAGCTACTGGGATGATGTGATCGACTGTTGTGGCATCCATACCGCACCAATAACACTCTCGACCATCCCTTGAGAGTATAACCAAACGAAGCTTCTTCCATTGTGTTGAGTTAGATTTGCGCTGTGAATGCAGAGTCACCTAGTAATAACCCTTCTTCTTATGAAACTCCCAAGCCTTACACATCGAACCATAGCGACCTTTGATGTAAAGGATAGTGGCATCGATTTGGCGATAAGGATCTAAGTTCCGGTAATGCTTTGATCGCATCTGACCTAAGCCGTAATGACTGCCAGTGATTGCATTTGGATTCCATCTGGACTCTTTGTAGATGATCTTAGATAAGCAAATGAATTGCTCATAATTGATAACTCTTGAATGTGCATAGAGCTTGAAATTGTCTATGTTTGTATTTGCTTCCGCTGGTGTTGCGCCCGCAATACATAGCACACCCAATAGCACCAGACATCGCCCGCGAGCTATCGGCTGCAGCCGCTCGCCAGCGAGTATGGAGCGTACCGAAGAAGTCAAATAGGTTGCAAGATTGTGGATAACTTGAACGGGGCTTCGGCGTGTTGTCCACAGGTTATCCACAAGGTTATTCATCTGACCTTACCCAATCCGCTGTCGATTAGAGCTTGACGCTTAGCTTCTCCAAACCCAAATAACATCGTCGAAGTCATGATTCCAGCTACCGTGCCATCGCTTTTGATAAACCTTAAGGAACTCGGAAGAGTCAATATCCCATCTGCCAATTCCCACAATTTATCGAACCACATCGATTTACCGACTGGAAGTAACGCAATCCCATTTTGATGGCTAAGAAGCTTGTTAGCCCAAGGCGTTATCTTGGAATAAGGCGGATTACACCAAACCCGTCCAACCCATTCGGTTGCCAATCCATCGTCGATGATGCTCAGTGATCGCTTAGCTGGTATCCAAGGTACGCCACCGACCGGAGCGGACACATCCATATCAAATTCAACGCCTAGCCTTTCAAATATAAATGGCGGCGTGTAATGATCGTCGGTCGTCATATTGTCCACAAGATCGAATCCCAAATCTAAATCTAAACGATCGCTCATTTTGATCCGCCCCAACCCTTACCCTTGAAATGGATTGGATTAGCCGTCCAGATTCGGGTCATTGGAATCATGCAAGCTTCACAATAAGGGTTCCGGTCGAAGTTATCTTCCATCGATCTACGGATTGTCTCAACCTTGCTGCATACTTCGCACCGGTAGTCATATTGCGCCATCACTTAGCGTCCGCCAGTTTATTGATTCCCATAACGCCGCAAGATAGGCATTGAACCCAGACGACTTCCGCGCCTAGTGGAATCTCACTCTTGAAGACCGCGTGATCTTTTACGGTTTTCTCAACCCGACATTGGAAGCGTAGCTTCTCCATGACTGCTCCTTCGCAAATTCTCGATTGGATGAAGATTGTATTGTTCGACCCAGTAGGTTGGTTGATCGCGTCTGCGCCATTTCTGATTCTTAGCGATCGTTACTGGAATCCAGCCTTTTAAGACATAGTTTGGGCTTTTACCCGTGACCAGAATTGCGATGTCTGTATTTCGATCGCTGTCATAGATGATGAGAGATCCTGAATCGTATTTCGTCCACTTGACTTCTATGATCGATCCGACATCGGCTGTGCGTTTGAATCGAGAAGCTCTCGGGTTAAAGTCTCTTATCCCAAAGTATTTGGCGACAGCAATTTCAGCACCTACTGATTCCGCAATCTCGCAAATGTAATCGTGAAATGAAAGGCTTTTGTTGTAACGCGAGACATGATCAGGCTTGCCTTCGATCTCTTCGACTCGTTCGATTGCCACTTTTGCCGCTAACCATTCATCTTCGTGTGTGATTTTCAATTTCATTTGCACTCCATGCAGACCCAGATCATCGATAATCCTTGAGCCCCGTCGTAGCGACCGAATTCAAGCGGTTTCCATTTCTCGCATTTGTCGCACCAATTGATTGAGATTTCGGACTGCTCTTTAATGACTGTTCCATCAATCTGGAATGTCGTTTTTTCTCCGGTATCAAGCCGCGTGATATTTAATTCGCCCATTAGCTCCGAGCCTTCCATCCGCCTGTCGAATTCACTTCGTACCAGATTGGACTGCATTGATTTGCCTTGACCTTTTCGACACAGACATGTCCGCGGTAGGGCTTATTCGTCTTAGGCGAAATGCCTTCTCTTAAGACCATGTGACCGTGTGCGCAGATTGGCGCTTCCGCTATCAGCTCACCACCAAGCTTTGTCTGGATCTCTGAGATCGCTGATTGAGCTGTGGCAAATCCATCTTCTCCAAATGGCTTCGACCATAAATCCTCTTCGATAAATGCTTTTGGCATCGTCTCAACCTGCTCCATTGATTCCAAATTAGGCTTAGTCTCTGTACCTAAAACCACGCTCGCGCAGCGTCCTATGGCACTCGAGACCGTATCTTCGATGTACCACCGCTTCATTTGCGGATTGTAAGCTCCGACCATCCCATGGGCGTAATCGATAGCGGCTGGCTTTTCATCTTCGTAATTTCGATATATCCGGCACTCGATAAGGATAAATCCCTTTTCCGAATTCCAATCGATGATCGATGTCTCAATCCGATTCGTCGGATAGGTGGCATGAAGTCGAATCACCTTTTGATTTACAGTCTCATAATTGTCCAGGAATCCCATTAGCGAATCTCCGCATTTCTACGAGCTGCGACCTTGCCGCGAATAAAACCTTCTCTTTTGCCTTCTCTTAGACCATTGGCATAACCAGCCATGAATCCTGCTAAGACTCCAAGTAGCATCCAAATCGCTACTTCCTGAATTGTGTACATATAAGCTCCCGATTCAGAGAGCTACTGAGCTTCACTCCCTGCGTACAGGGTGAACTAGATCCCTGACATCGTCAAGAATCCCGCGTGTGGGTCGGCGTGTCGATTAGGATTCTTGAGTCATGATTTCATACAGGCGATCGATTCGAGCCTCGATGCGCGTGATTTGATCTTTCATGCTTTGACCAGAATTCGGGCGCATTTCATAAACGATGCTTTTGATGAGCATTTTTAACACCGAATAAACCGCCGTGAGAGTAGCAATTACGCCACCAATCACGGCAGCCCATTCGTTCGGCGTCACTTCCCCTTAACTCCGAAAGTTGAATCATTAGGGTTCAAGTAGCGCAAGACGACAGGCAAGATCGCGGCTAGACCAGCGGAACCAATTGCTTTTGGATCTGTCACACCTGCCATGTACACAGCGATTCCAGCTGCTAAGAATGAACGCGCCCATGAAGCTGCAAGAGCTTTGATTTCTGTCATTTCTTTTTCTCCTTTTTGAGAATGGATTTCTTCGGCGCTTCGACGGTAAATGCTGGAAGTTCACCTTTAAATGGCACATATTTGGGACGACCGAAGCCGACCACTTCTTTACCAATTGTTCGGCTTTTAACCATTACCATTCCACCGTTGCGCTGATCGCCGTTGCCGGATGTATTGCCTTCGATGGTTGTGATCGTCTTTCCATCGATACCAACGACGATTCCCACATGCGAAATCCGATCGACTCCGTCATGTGGAAAGTCCATGAACGCAAGATCACCGATTGCTGGTGTCTCACTCCACCGTGAAATTTCCTTAAATTTATGCGCTCCGACAGCTGTGGACACAATTGAATGAACCTTGACGCCAGCTTGATCTAATACCCAATTGCAGAAAGATCCGCACCAAGGCAGACCATCGGCTTTTGTGAATTTGCCATACTTCGTCAGATTGTCGCCTTCTTCGATCGTACCGATTTCGCCTTTAGCGATCTCAAGTGCGAGAGCAGCTGTCCCATTTGGATAAGTCATGACAGTAACAGAGCCGCTTCTTCGGCGGTTATACCTAAACGCTCTAAAAGTGCAGCCTTGGCTTCCGCTGTTGTTTTCTCTTGATCCGCTTTCCATTTATCATAAGCCGCAAATCCGGCATCAAATTGCGCTTTTGTAATTGGCTCGCAATCAATAAATTGGATACCTTCATAGTTATCACCTGTTGCGACATAACCGCCGTCTGGAATAAGCATGCCGAGAACTTGTTGAGTTGTAGCCATTTAGACACCGACTTCCATTAGAATAATTGATGATGGGAACGCACCAATTTGGAACACGACTTGTGCTGAATTAGCAGTAGTGTTAGGCGCAGCTTGTAACTTGTAAGTTGTTGCAGATGTTGTCGCTGGACTGTCCAAATATGTTTGCGCTTTAATCGCCGATAAAGTTACAGCACTTGCGCCTGTTGCTCCTACTTGACCAAATCCATAAGTGCCGAAATCTTGAATTGTTGTTGCACCACGCAATAATTTTGCACCGATAGCAATGTTTCCTGTTGATCGCGTTGCTTCAAATTGTGCCGAAACCATTACTAAAACTTTACTTGTTGCAAGCGTTGGCGTAATTGTTGCGGTAATTGTTGTGTCCGTCATTGTAGTTGTCGCAATAGTTGTAGACGTTGTAGTTGTGCCTTGAACTACCTGTAGGATTTTTCCGCCGCCAGCTGGCGCAGCCCAAGTCGGAACGCCAGCCGCTACGGTCAAGACATTTCCTGTTGATCCAATTCCAAGTCTTGAAAATGTACCTGCACCAGTTCCGTAAAGTGTGTCTCCCGCGGTTGTGATCGCGGTCGCCATTGAGTTTGTGACAGTTACTGTTCCAGAAGTTCCGCCGCCTGAAATACCGGTTCCGGCAGTGACTCCAGTTATATCGCCACCTGGATCTGTGACCCAAGTGAATGCTAAATCGGTTGCAGATGTCTTTGATAAGACTTGTCCGGTTGTGCCGCCTTTAAGACCGACGAATGAAGCGTCGATTCCGTCTCCAAGTGTTTCGATTGCGGTGGCTCCGTCTTTGACGAGATCCGTCGATGTCGGAACCGTCCAGCCGAAATTGGGCGTTGTTGTTGCCATGTTCTCTCCTTTAAGCGACGATGAACGCGTCGTCCCAGATAAGTGTATTTGATAAAGTATTCCAAGCCTCTGCGACACTTACATCGTTCCACTTCATCGCCTGAAGTGAGAATTCCGTCGGTGTTACATACATTGAAATCGTGAGTGAATTGATACCGGCTTGCATTTGCCAGCCTTCGACGAAACCTTGGAATTTGGTGTTCATGTTATTTGGTAGATCGTTGATTGTAACGGGCATTCCCATGAACACTTTTAGTAGGTTGTCTCGATCAGAGTTATCCAATTCTGGCGAGCCGATAGGGTAGGAAATCTGGTTGAAATTAGCTCGCGGATAAGCCCTTAGCCCTAAGTAAAAGGCGGCTTGAGCTTCGGCGTCCACGGTGTTGTGCAACGTTGTTTGGATTGATTGCGCCAGATTGCCATAAACGGCAATTGAAGCTAGTTCCGAATCTGATACCTGAGAGCCGTTTCCATACTGAATTGTGATTGCATTTCTAACATCACCGGATCGAGTCGCCAGCTGAAGTCCCGAAGCAAACGCATCATTGGCGCTTAGATCCACATAACCATTTGCGGCAAGGTAAGTGCTGCGATGCGTGCTGTCCGCGTATGAAATCTGACCAGCGGAATTCTCGTAGAGAGTACCAAGTCCCGAAGTCGCCAGAGCTGCTACGAGCGAATAGACATCCGTGACCGCAGCTGATCTAGCAGATAATTCATAGTTGCCTGTATCGATTTCACCAAGCCCAGAATTCTCCGCATTTGCCCATGTCGTCGTCGGATCATAAGCCGCCCAAGTCAGAGCTGCGGGAACTTGATTCCATGCTCCAAATAAGACTCCAGCTAGAACATCGTAAATTTGCTCACCGTCTAGCTCTTTTGCTAAGACTCCTTCGGTGATGATCTTCGGAAGCCTTGAAAGGGCTCCCAGAGCTGTTATGGAGATCGTCTGAGTAATTCCTATCGATCCGCCAGATTCGACGCCCACGATGATGTCTGTGATAGATCCACCAAACAGCGCCACCGGAGTCCCAGTCGAATCATTGACATAAACCGTCACCGATGAATTGATGGTTGGATCAATACCGGAATCGTCTAAATTGATGAGAGTCAGATTGCAATATCCGGCGATGGCTTGAGTGTAGATGTCGTTACGACCAGCGCCCAGATTGAAATTGGAAAGTGAGACATCCTTGTATTCAACGCCATCAATCTCAATGCTCCAAGTCGGAGTCCAGATTGTCATACTAGCGCGAACCTATTTGCGCCAAGTGTGCCTCGAGCATTTGATCGATTGAGTACATCGACGATCGTGCGAGCTGTCCCTTCGGCATCGATGGCGCCATTGACTGTCACATTGATAGTCGATCCACCCATTCCGCCATTTGGCACAATTGTCCCGCTTGAGCTTGGGACGAAGAGCTCCGCTCCGCGCTCACCTACGACATAAGGTGTGCCAGCCGACACCGATCCACCAGCTGCGCGGAATCCACCAAATGCAGAGCTTATTGCTCCGCTAATTCCAGAGACGACAGGATTGTTTTTAACCAAATTCACCAAGGATTGAATTGCTCCAACCACGCTTTTGACGATGCCGAAAAGTGTTTCAAATCCGCTGACAAGATTACCAACGACGCCAATGACGACTCCCATGGCGATTCCGATTCCTTCAATGGCAAGCTTTAAGACTCCACCGAGTAAAGGTGCAACGAAGTCTTTTAAGAATTTGAAAAGAGCTGTGAATTCGTCTTTGTTATCAATAACTGCATTTTTAATTCGATCGAATGCAAATTTGAAGCCTTCAAGTACGGGCTGAAAGATATTCTTTATTAAATCAATGTAAGTCTTGAATGCAGCTGTTAAGCCTTCTTTGCCGCCGACCGAATTGATAAATCCTGCTACGGCTGGAATGACTGTGTTCACGATCGTGTTAATCATTGGAGTAACGGCGTCTAGTACGAAAGAGCCGATCTGCTCTTTGCCTTCGCTAAATGCCACCTGAAGTCGAGCCATTTTGCCTTGGAAAGTGTCAGCTTGAGTTGAAGCCTGACCGCCAAATGTAGCTGCTAAAGACTTTGTTATTTCATCCATCGACATTGTTTTAAGCTGCGCGGATGAAAGTCCAATGCCTAATTTTGCAAGAGCTCCGGTATTGCCTTCCGCAGCTTTAGCCATGGCGTTGGTTACGGCTTCAAGAGATTTGCCAGATCCCGCTGCTACATCGATCGCAACAGATTGAAGCTTTAGAGCTGCGTCTGAATCTTTTGTCGCGCGAATCAATCGATCTAAACTCGGACGAAGTTGGTCATCCGTCAATCCTGTGAGTAAAGATGTCTGAAGAATCTGAGTTTCTATTGCAGAAATTTGACTGTCTGTTGCACCTGTAACATTTTGTAAAGTAGTGGCCAGCTTTGCCTGTGCAGCTGCATCCGCAATTGCAGATTCGACGCCTTGTTTAAGAAGTACAGCGCCATAAGCAAGCGCAGCCGCGCCAGCGACGGCAAATGCAGCACCAGCCATCTTGCCAAATTTTCCGACCTTATCGCCGAAGCCTTGCACTTCCGCTTCAGCGCCTTTAACTCCACGCTTTAATTCATCGAAGTCTGCGTCGAAAGTAATCTTGACCTTTGGAATTCCAGCCACTATTCAAGTCCTACCTTTCGAATGATTGTCTGAATGATGTCGATATATTCTTTTGCAACGATTGGCGTGTAATAGTCCACAGCTGGATTGATCCAATACCCGCGTTTATTACGAGCCGCCTTGAATCGATTTGAATAAGCTCGACCAATTGAGTCTGTACCCTTGCCGGATCCGTATTCTGTTCCCCATAAGAGCGCACCAGCTGGAGCCGATTGCTGGCGTACTTTTGCACCTTTTCCAGACTTGGATTGTTCGCCGCCGTATTTGCGACCGACTTTCTTTGATCCACCCACATCGACTCGAATCAATCGATCTCTTTTGGCTGTAATTGATTGAGCTACAAGCTTTGTCTGCGGCGACGGTGCGGATTGGCTAAACATAAGAAGCTGTCCGGCAAGTCTTTGAGATAAAGGATAGGCAGCGTCTCGGACTTCATTTTGGGTCTCTTTATCCAAGAGATTAAGAGTCTGAATCAAATTGCGAAGCGCAGCGGGTTCGACTTGAATGGCGAAAGTTCCTTGCTTATTTGCCATTCCTTTTCTCCAGTATCTCGATCGCGGTGTAAATCTGCTCCGCCGTTTCCCATTCTTTCATTGGTATCCCTGTCGCTATTGCGAGTTCAACCAATACTCGATTTAGGCTTCCGGCGGCGTAGCTTTTGGGCTGTCCACTTCCTCGGATCGAATATCGTCCACCGTATCGCACCAGATTTCGTATGGCTTAATGGGCTGTCCGCCAAGCTCTCGCTTCTTAGCGTTATACGCCAAGAAAAGAAGATCATCGAGTCCGACATTTTCGCCGAGCTGCGTAACCTTCAAGCCTGTCTTTCTTTCCCACTTTACGAATTCCGGTGTCGATGCGGTGAACGATTCCGAATCTCCTGAAAAGTATGTAATTGTGATTCCTGTTTTCATGCTCCCGATTTCCTATCTCTTAACTAAATGTCTCTGTTGGTGTTCCCACTACTTGAAAGGATAGCGAGACTGTTTGTGCATCCGGTGCTGAACCGCCGACAGATGGATAAGTCGGCAAGATATTACAAGCAAATACAGCGCCAGTTGCAGCTGTAAGTGATGCCGCAAGTGTTGTGTTTGGTGCTGATTCTGTAGCTGTCCAGAGTGATTCGCACAATGATCCAGCTGCGCCCCAATCTGCAAGCATTTCCACATTGAGCATCCAGCTGTCATCGATCGCTTTGTAAGCGCGTCCATCGAGAGTCTGATAAGTCTCGATCACATGGTCTGCTTCAAGTGTGACTGTGGTTGCCTGTGCGTCGTAAGTTACGGTTGCGATCGTCAATGCGAGATCGCGTCCTGTAATGACGGTCGTTGCCATAAGTTTTCTCCTAGTTAGTTTGTGTATATTGCGTTGAAAGTTCGATCTCGGACATCAGAATTTCCGAAGCTCCGATCGACATTGGGATTGGATTAGACACGGATCCAACCGTGTAACCTGACGGAATAACCGCCAGAATGCTCAAGATCAGCTTTTCGATATTGTCGAGCGCTGAAGCGTTGGAGTACATAGCGACTCCGACGGTGATTACAAGATTGATTTTAACTCGCGTTGAAGTTCCGATGAGATTTGGCTCAAGATAAGGCGTGTTAGGTACGACAGCTGCAAATGGAACGATTGGCGCTTCGGGTACTGAATCGTAAGTGTTAGCAGCTACATTCTGAATCGCTGTTTTAAGAGCACCGCGTATATTGACTGCAATCGATGTAGCTGTCATGCCAGCATCGCTCCGGTGTCCAGAGATTTGCCAAGGATTCCAATTACACGATTCAAGAGTGAGCGACCCATTCTGAATGGTGTCGTTTGAAAATCGACGCCTTCAATCTGTCCGCCCGCAGCTGTGATTGATTGGAACACTTCAACCGATACGACAATGATCGCTTCATAAACAGCTGGATTGGTTGCGTAAACTGTGGCGGCGTCGTAGCCCGAAAGATAAGTGATGCCGTGTGGAATAACTGCATTTACGGCGATGTCTGCATTTGTTTTAGCGTAAGAAAAGTTATATTCGGATCCGACAGCTGTGACGGTCTTTGTGCCATCGAAAACAGCGTCTCCAATAGCTACGACGACGCTGGATCCCACAATGTAATTGTGTGGAGTATTTGTGAACAGAGTTGCGATATTTGAAGCGATGCGGCGATCTGTAACCGCTGAAGAATAAGAGACAAGAAGCGGCAAGATTACAAGCTCGCTGGTGTCGATGATCTTTTGAAGATAGGCGTCATTGTAGAGAGAAGAGCTCACGCCTAGCACAGATCTAAGATCTGACGGAATGACAATTGACATGAGCTCTTCCCTTTCTACTGCTGAGGCGACTCGGGAGCGAATCGCCTCATGATTGGATGTGGCGGATTACGCCTTGTTGTTCTTAAATGCGCCAGCTGCGATCTTTGTCGCACAGGCTCCGAATGAATAGACACCCACAGTTATGGATCCGTCAGCTGTTGATTCAGCGCGTAGCTGATAGCTTGGGGATTCGTACCATGTATACGCATCTGGATTTACGACGAGAAGCGTTCCATCTCCATCGCCTGCGTTTGTAGGATCCACAAATAAATTCAAGCCCGCGACATTTCCAGTCAATGATGTCGGTACTGCGACACCTGGTTGGTTCATCGGATTTGATACTTGTGAATATATCGGACGACCAGCGTCGTTTAATGTCATGAGATTTGCCCATTGTCCGGTCGATGCAATCATGTTGCGAGCAAATGGATTTGGCAGACCAGCTGTTGCACCATAAACAGATGCAGATCCGCGAGCAATTACGCCGAGAAGTTCTGTAGCTGTTGGATAAGTTGTTGTTGTTGTGCCGTCAAGTGTTGCGCCTGTAATAAGAATGCCATTGACATAAGCATTCTGTGCCTTGGCCATAGCTGCAACCATATTGCGGAGTAGTTCATCATAAAATAAAGGTGAAGTTCTGGTAAGAAGCTCGACGGAAAATTGCTGTTGTCCGGCGAATTTTTTAACATCCACGCTCAAGAACGCAGAATTTTGATCTGTGTTCGAGAATGCTGCATCTTCCGCTGTAACTGCAACTGTTGGAACAGCTGTGATTTTTGGAATTTCGAAAGTCATTCCAGCATCCGGCAAGGTTCCTGACGAAATGGCTTGAATGCTCGGACGAATCGTGGTGCTAAGTCCGTTGATAACTTCTGCAAGCTGGCGTGTTGGTACAAGACCAGCGTTGTCTGTTGTGTTGTCGGCTGCCATGATGTACTGACGAGCTTCTTCTGATCCAAGTGCAGCCTGTACCTTGTTTTCAAGATAGCGTGCAGCTGATACTTCGATGCGTGGCTTTGAATAAGCGACAGATTTGACTGACGCTGTTACTGACTGCGCGGCTTCGACCGTCTCGACGGTGTCCGCGTTTGTGACGGTGTTTTCCACTTCGTCTCCTTCTGTTGTTGGTGTTGGTGTTGCATCCTCTTCCACGGGTGCGGATTCGGAATCTTCTTCGCCTTCGGTAGCTGCTACTTCAGCGACGCGAGCTGATCGGACGGCGGGCTCCGAGACAAGTGCGACGCCTGTGAGTTCTCCAGCTAGTACGCGCATGGTGCCGTTTTTCTCTTGGACATAATCATCAACAGCCAATTCGATGGAGAATCCATCGCGTAATCCGTCCATCGCTTCGACAAGGGCATCAGTTCCGGCGGTTGTGTTAGCGATCTTAAATGTGGCATTGATTGCGCCGTCTCCATCAAGTGACATCTCCATTGTCTTTCCAATTCGACGAGTGCGATCATGCTCAAGGTTAAGAAATACATTCTTTGGTTCAATCGATCCTTTTGCAAATACGACTTTTCCAGTCGAAGCATTTGCGGGCTCTTCAAATGCCACAATGCGTCCGGTAATTGTGCGCGACTCGGAATCTGCCGCGGTGATTGTCATTGGTGTTGTTAGCTTCATGCGATCATGTCCTCTTCCTTTTGAATTTCCTCGACGCTCATCGCACCGATTCTGTTTAGAATTTCATACACTTGAGCTCTTTCATAAGCGTTGCCGCGCAAGAAATCGTCTAAGTCGTAGCGAATATATTGAGAAGCTGGTGTGAAATCCGTAAGCGATAAACGCTGCTCGATGATTGTTAGTACCGGACGAATTGAAAAGTCGATAAGGTCGCGCCGTTGATTTACTGCGTTGGAATAAGTCATGCTGGATGGATCAGCCGACGCAAACCAAGCGGGTAAACCAATGGCGCGACAGAGCTCGAGTGCCAAGTAATTTCTCGCTTCGTTCATCTGAAGATTTTTCGGATCGTATCCGATTGTATCCATCTTGATGTCAGCGTTTAGAAATGTAACAGCCTTTGATGATTTATTCTTAAAAGCGTTGATAAGTGATGCAACGCGATCTTTTGGAAGCTGCACACCGTTACTGGACAAGACAATCTGTGGAATCGGATTCATAGCGAAATCAAATGCAGCTCTTTCAAGTGCGTGGGCTGCGCGTACTGTACGACCAGCTCGATTAAGCAAGCCTTCTTGCATATTTCCAAATACGACAAGATCTTCGGGAGCAATTGAATAACCATCGACGCGATACGCTTCAACTTCGGTTCCAAGTGAATTTGTTTCAACGGTGACGCGCTCTGGCGCAATTCTTTCCATCGCTTGAATTCGTCCGGTGTCCGCATAGCGTGAAAGTACGCGAGCATAAGCCGCTGGACGGAAAAGTAAATCTTCGGCAATCCAAGCCCAGAATTCGGCTCCGGTAATTCGCGGATCTGGTTGGTGAATTACACGAAACGATGGGACTGTCTCATTTGTTTCTTTGACTTTTGTTTCAAGTGGCAGAGAAGCTACAGTCGAGCAAATGATTCCTCGAGCTCGAGCAATTGTTGGAACGCCCATCGCTTCGGACCTTGTAGCCGATTGACCCACGGCGAAGAATGGTGCGCCGATTGAATCGATTGAATTTATAGGTGCAAGAGAAGCATCAACCGTCACTTCAGGGATCGGCTGCGGAGCTGTGATAAAAAAATCTTTAAGAGCCATGTGCGCAATTTTAGGGAATCGATACCACTAGCCGATCATAATATCAAGATCCGTCTCTGGGCGTGTCGCGTAATGTGTGACGAGCGCAGATGCAACCGTCGCGCACACAGTCGATTGAGAAGCTCTCCGTCCGATCGTCCATCCACCATCGCCGAAAGGTAATCTCGCCGCCGAAAGAATTTGTTTCGTCAGTTCCGCTTGATTTCCATGCCGTAATCTTTTCGATGAGATAGCTCCTAAAAGTTCGTCGCAAGATTGACCGTAAAGAGCCCCGTCTATGTCGGCGATTGGGATTCCGGCTGGTTGAAGTCTAGCCGCGATCGCTGAAGATGTACGGCGTGAATAGGCAATTACTTCGACCGGATATTCAGAAAAATGCTCTGCAATATCATTTGCAATTGCCTTGTCATCGAGTGAAATGGGATTGTGCCAAGTCCGAAGAAGCTTGACGAAGAATTCACCATCGGACATTTGCTGAGCTAGTACAAGAGCTGCATCGCGTCGATCCGGTGAACAATCGAGCCCAAACCAAACTGTCTTTTCTCGATCGACTTCAAATCCATCAATTCCGCATTCAGCCCATTCACCAGCTGGAATTGCAGAGCTGATTGTCTGCACCCATCGGCACAAGACTTCGGTGCGGACAACATCGGCGGGATCGTTCATGACCGCTCGCAAATTGTCGATGTGTACGGTGTGACCGAGCGCTGGATTTGCCATCGCAGCTCCAGCCCAGAATTTAGGGGAATCGTCGATCTTGTCGTAATCGCTCGACCATTCGAAATAACCAATGTCATCGGTGGATCCACCAGCTGCGCCGATACCGCGTTCACGAATTTGATTGAGCACTAGGCTGTGTTGGTCACCGGCGTTGCTATACGACCAGAGCTGAGGATTTTCCGCCGCCATCATCGTATATCGAAGCGAAGCCCAAGTCGTCTCATCTTTAAGCTCTCGAGTTTCATCGATGTGAACCGTCTCTGGCTTTGATATACCACGAGCCGCTGACGCGCCAGCTTTGACCATGTAGCGATTTCCGTTTAGGCATTCAATCTCTTCGGAGCCGTGAGCCCACCGGATCCGCTTGACTTGCTTAGCTAAGCCGTCATTTGATTCGATTGTCTGGACGAGATCCCTAAAAGTCTCAAGAGAAGTCGTCAATCGGTGAGCTGTCCCGATTTGAAGCTTGTGATCCCATTCAAAGAGTCCCATCAAGATCCGCTGTTTCATAAAAGTCGTCTTTCCTTGCTGGCGAGCTACGACAAGCTGAACCAGAGGATGATGCCATCTCCCGTCAGCCTTGTACCGATGCGCCTCGATCGCCAGCCATTCCTGCCACGGCATGAGCGGGAACCCAATTGAATTAGAAAAGTCGATTAGCTCTTGACCGCGTGTAGGCAGGTCTGAGCGTAAGCGTGAGTGAATTCTGGGAGTTACGGAGCCATAGAGCGTCTCCACAATAGGCTCTAAAACCTGCTCAAGCCTATCTGAGCCACTTTGAACCAGTTGGAGCCTAGTTGTACCGTCTTGAGCCATCTCAATGCCTTCTTGATTCGTTTGGTGGTGAAAGAGAACCGC